CGCTGTTTCTCAACTTCCGGGTCGAACGAATCTGACAGGAAGTTGCGCCGCTGCATTTCTTCCCAAAGCGTCTCAAGGCTGATACCGCCCGCGACGTACGTTTGGACAAGCTGCTGCAAGTCGGTGCGTCCGGCTGTCGCGCCGAAGTCCTTATTAACGGTGACTTCGCCGCCCGCCTGCATGCCGTCACCGTCGTCGGCTTCGGCCTCTGTCGGATCGATACCCGCATATTCGGCCATGAAGCCGAACGCCATTTCAATGCAGTCTTGCAACGACGTCGCCATCATCGCGAGCGGCGAATTTTCCTTGTCGTTGTCCAGGAGCGCGCCGGTCGCCGACTGCCCGCCGGGCTGCGGCGTGATCAGCGTAAGGCCCATCACCTGCATTTGAAATTCAAGCTTGTCGAGTTGCTTTTGTCCGGAGTCGATGGCCTTCCCGGTGTGCTCAACATACGTGAGCTTTGCCTCCGGGTTCGTTGATCGGGCCATCGTACCCGAGCCGACAATCAGCTTGTCGTCATCTTCGAACCCAGAACCGAACAGAATCGGGATACGCGCCACGTGCAGAATGTTGTCCTGGTCGCTTTGCGATTGCCAATGCTGGATATTCAGCTCGGCGAGCTTTTCCAGGGGCGGCTTCGCCCTCATGAAGCCGGTACGGCGGAAGTAGACGGGAACGAGCGTGATTTTCTGGAGGCTCGTTTGGCCGGTCGCGTAAACCGCCCATTCATCTTGTTGCTGATCGTTGACCTTGCTGGTCTTGCGGTAGGTCGTCCACGTCCCCGGCTCGATTACGCGAATCTGGTCGACCTTCTTTTCGCCAAATGCGCCGTCTGGCTCAACAAGGCATTCCCTGATTCGAATCATCGTCAGCGTTTCGACGCCTTTGATTACTTCGGACCGCCAGCCGATAAGGTTCTCAACCGTGATGTTCGTAAGATACGGACGAATCCCCGCATTTTGTTCGTCCTGAATGGTCGGGGGAAGTCCGTCCGGCCGTTGCACTTTCGGCGGCATGTCAACGAGAATGAACGTAATTCCCGTCTGCATCCCCTCAAAGAACACGTCGCACGCGAAGACGTTCAAGTGACGTCCGGCGTTGTCGATATTCTCGCACCACGTTTTGATCTGGTCCGGGACGTCTTTGCTCAAAACGATCGGCTTGGCGAAGACCTTACCCGTCATGTCTTCGACGGTCTTCGCGAGCGCGCCGAACAGCACCGACCGCCGCAGCCTATTGTTATAGGAGCCGTTTTCCTCGCCTTCCTCTTTCGGAAGGTACTCCTCGCGCTCATGCCGCATCGCATGAGTGCCGCCCATGAGCGCGCGAATCGGCTTAACAAGCCGCATAAGTTCGTGGTGCGCTTCGCTCGGCTTGGCTACGTCGTATGAAAGTGTTGATGGTGTTGGCGTGTCGACCATGAAGTGCAACGATACCCTATCGCGTGTTTACTGTCAACCGAACGACTTACTCGTAAACGAGTGAGCGCGCCGAATGGCCTCCGTGCTGTACCGAACGGAGTCGATAGTGTGGTTTTTCTTGTCGCTCAAAACCGAGGTCACTTCGTCGGTCTTCGGGTCGACCAAGTACGAATAGTGCTCGAATTCCGCAGCGACATGCCGGCAGTCCGGGTGGATAACGATATCGTACGACTTGAGGAATTCGATTCCGTCTTCGACCGAACCCGCGCCCTTAATCGCTGCCTGCATGCGCGGAAAGCCGTGTTTTTGCATGTAGCTGATCGTTTCCGGCCGCGCGCTGTCGGCCGTGATCGGCACTTTGCGCGCGATGGATTTCCATTCCAGATCTGCGCGCTTCGCCGCGTAGTCGGGGTCAACGCCATCGAACAGCGTCGGCAACCGGTCGATGTCGCAACCGACTTTCCAAACCTCACGCCAGATGTAGAGCGTGCGGCCGACCACGAAGCACAGCACCAACACGCTCGGGTCGACCGAAAATCCCCAATCGGCGCCGCCAAGGATTCGCACGTCGCGGAAGGTCGAGACGTCGAACCAATCCACGCGCCAATTCTTGAAGACCCGCGCCTCGGAATTTTTCTCATACGCGCCGTCCCAAACGTGGGCATACATGTCCCGGTCGCGCCGGTAGTCGAACAGACGCTCCTCGGGCAGCGTCGTTTCATAGAACCACGGATTATGATTCCAATTGGCATTGACCACGACCGCGCCGGGCGGCTTTTCGGCACCGCGCAGCAGTTCATCGACCGGGTCTTTCGGGTCTTGCGGATTCCACGAGAACCACAATTCAGAACCAGGCTTGCGCAGCGTCGGGCGCAGCAGACGAAGCGAGCGCGCCGACAGCGATTGCGCTTCCTCTACCCACGCTCGATCATAACCCTCCAGCGACTTGATGCTGTCGGCCGTGTGATTCTGCATGCCCTGAAAGATGATCAGGCCGCCGCCGGGAGTCGTGATTTCCGTTTTGCGCGGATCGAAAAGGGAGCCGACTCCCAATTCTCGCGCCTTGATTTCAATCAGCCGCTTTGCCGACTGCGAAAGCGATTTCTGGACTTCGCGAATACAGACAGCGTGCAGCCCTGGAAATTGTACGCAGTCTTCCACCAGGTCGGACGCCATCTCATGCGACTTGCCCGAGCCACGGCCGCCATACGCGCCTTTGTATCGCGCCGGCTGTTTCAGCGGCACGAAGACGCGCGCGATATCGCGCTTAAGTGTTCGTCTCGGCTGCAGCATCGGCCGGCGGTGGCGCGGGGTCGCGGATGGTCAACTCAATCGCGCCAATCGGCGCATCGTCGACACCGGGCGCAGCGAGCGCGCCAGCGGTGCCAGTCTCCTTGGCGATCTGTTCCAGGATTTTGGCGGCGAGCTGCACGGCCATTCGGTCGCGCGCGAGCGAATACAGGTTGTGCAATTCGACCAGTCGCACGGTCTTATCCGACGTCGGCGCAGCAATCGCGTTGTCGGATAGGAACCGCGTACGGTTCGCGTTGAAAATCGCGTTTAGCTTTTCGTCAATCTGACTGCGGCGCGGGTCGACCGATTCAATGTCCGGCGGCTTGCACGCAGTATCGGGGAAGCGCAACGCAAACGCTGCGGCGATCTCGGTATAGGAATCGAAAATTGCGAGGCGCCGCACGATGAAAACGCGCTGCTCCTCGGTATGCGCTGACATTGCGGTTTCCAAGCGGCAGCGCTGGCGCTCGCGCCCGTTCCCTTGTGCTCTTAACGTCGCGTTGGCATGAGACGTGAGCGAAGCAAGGATTTACGGGCGAAAGCGCCAGCGTTGCTACAGCATAACCGCAGCGTCGCTGATTGTCAACGTGTAAGTTTACTGTCCGTCAGCGGCCGACCACGGAACACGCGGCGGGAATCCGTTGGCACCGATATTCGAACGCACCTGATACATATCCGGCTCGCCTTTCATCGGCTCGCGCCGAACGCGGATGCCTTCGAAACCGCGAGCACGCCAGTACGCTTCGATCTTTTGAGACAGCAGGCCCGCACCGGTGCGGGTGAATGAGTCGCCTTTCATGGTACCTCCAATCTATGTTCAGACCGGAAGCATGGGCGAGGCGACGTTTACTGTCAACGCGTTTTGTGAGGCGTCAACATTGACCCTTGACGCAATGATTCCAATCCTGCCCGCACGGACACGACGGCCGCTTGTGTTCCGGGTCAAGAATGTCGCGAATGGATTTGCTCGCCGCGCTATCCTCCCGTGCCCATTTCTTCGTCAGATTGCGGCACGTCTCTCTAACGGACGTGGGCACCCACGGATTGTTCGCGAGCGCTTCGGCCAATTCCTTCGCTCGCTGTGCGTTCTGATTCGCGCTCATTGCTGAGTTCCTTCGCTTAGTATCTTGTAAACGTACTGCCGCTTCACACCCAAGAGCATAGCGATACGCGCAGGCAGCATGCCGGTGGACGCGAGCCCGCGCACCTTGTCCGGCACCGCGCTTGTGCGCGTCCGTGGCTTGCGCTGTCGGTCCGGCCGGTGCTCGCGCAGCACGGCGTAAACGCGTCCCGGCCGCAGCCCCACGGCCACTGCGATTGCGTCGGGCTGTTCGCCGCTGTCGCTGCGCGCGACGATATCGGCCACCTTGGGTGTCATTCCAGTTTCAGCCCGAGCGCAGCAGCGGCGCTGCGGATAGCGTTAGCGTCAACGCCTTCCGCGTCGTAAAGCTTGAACCACATTGCGCGCGTCTCGCGTTCGATTTCGTACGCCTGTTGCGACAGATAGCACCGACCCGGCGAACCGTATCCGTGGCCGTCCACGCACAGGTCATTGATCCCGATGCGCTCACCGTTTTCCAGGGTCGCCCACTTGCTGCCGATCTTCGTAACTTCGACGTGGCGCGGTTTGCCGAGATAGTTACGGTTCGGCACGAACCAAAGAATTTGACCGACTTTCAGCGCGTGCATGTCTGTTCCTCTAAAGAGGTTGCGGCGACGCTCGGGGGTTCAAGCGTCGCCGCCGTGTTGCCTACGCCACCGGAGGGTCAGGCGCAGGCGGTGACTTGTGACAGAACTGCCGCGCGCAAGCCATCTGCGCTTTTCCGACGCGGTGTATCCCATCTGAGAGAGGCGAACACGCGCTCGGCTGCAGATTGCCTGTCGGGCGCGATCGTGTGAACACGTTTTAGTCCGCTGGCGAATTTGATTTGCTCGGCATGGCCTCCGGGCTTACTAAATTTCTTGACCACGCCATCACGCGAAGTAGATTCGACCCGCGCCAACGTCCATTCCGTTTCATCGGGTTCGGACCGAACGCCCGAACCA